CTGAGTTGTAGCTGAGTCAATAACAACCTTTCCAACACCCTCAGCAAAAATAGGGAGCTTACCAGCAGTATTCTCTGGTAAGTATATCTTGTTAGCACTTATTAAAGCGTGTCTGTCTAGCTCTGGATTTACACCGTCCTCAAAAAGCCCATAACCATCTAAAGCTATATAGGTATTTGAAACTGGATTGCTATAAGTGTAAGCTACATTGTCGTCATCATAAAGAGTAGTAACTGCTGTAGCCCATACTGCATTGCAAACATAATCGTCATTAAAACTTATGTCTATATAATCTCTTATTAGTTCTCCAATTTCAAAGACTATTTTGCTTTGAGTTGCTATTATGTTTTTCTCTATTTTATAAGTTGGGTCTCCAGTATACGAGCCACTCGTTCCTGTATAAACCCATAATTGTAATTCTGCTGTTTTTAATGCCATCTTATTTTAATTTTATAATGCTCCTCCGATTCTACTTCCACCAACACACTGAGTACCCTCTACGCTTTGTATAATTCCTTCAGCATCTATTTGCCATAATGTAAACCACCCTGAGCCTATTCCAACTCCATTATTTAAGCTATTAGAACTAACTGCATAGTATAAGTTCTTACCATCGAAAGCACTATTGTTTAAACATACTCTTTGACCTAAAGCTGTAGGCGCATAAGTCCAATCTACTTTTACTGCTCTGGTAACTGTATAAGTACCATCACAAAAATCAGTTGGAGTAGATTTTGCTCTACTTAAATAGAAAGTTGTAGAGCCACACGAAGCTGTAAAAGCTGGCTGAGTTATTGAAGATATAGTACAACTTATATTACTTCCACTATTAGAATATCCTGAAGGAGCAGTAACGACTATAGCTAAATTTGTTCTAGCTGTATCTGTACTTACTTGAGCATATCGAGCTGGAGTGAAGTTCACAATAGTTCCCTCTCTAGCACTTCCAGCATTAATAACACCATCTGAAGAAATTTGCTGACCATATAAACCAGCATCAGTACAAGTGAAAGCTGAAGGAGTAGTACCTGCCTGAGTAAGAGCAAAAGAACACCAAACAGCACTCCCTGCATTAGAGTAATTTGAAGGGGCTGTAAGTTTCCAGTATAATGTAACTGATCTACTAGAAGAGCTAGAGTTTGCACTATAACTAGTAATTAAAGAACCCCCATTGGTTTCACTTATTCCTGCAATTACTGCTCCACTATTAGGGTTTGTTATCGTTCCATTTGCAGCTATTGACCCTTGAGAAAACCCAGCATCTGAGCAACTAAACGTAGAACAGTTATTAACTACAACCTGAATAGCTTGAGTAGCAGTACATGAATTTGAAGAGGTATCGTAAGCCTCAGCATATATGTAAACTGTAGAGCAAACTGTTTGAGCTGATAAAGTTAGATTACTTCCAGAGAGTGAATGAGCTACTGTATTTGGATAGTTGTTAAATATATTATAGCCTGTTATTGCTACCGTTCCTTGGCTAAAATAACTCGCTAAATTTATCGTTGCTGACCCACTTCCAGCAGCTAAGGTTTGTGTACCTATACTACTATTTGTTGTAGGTCCGTTTACGCAAGTTTGAGCTGGCTGTCCAGCTGGTGGAGTAGACGCTGGTTGATAAGCTGGTTGAGTAGCAGTTACATCACAGTTAAAAGTCCCATCTGAAGAGTTAGAAAATCCAGTAGGTATTGCGATTGTTAAGGTAATTGTGCGAGTTGTATCTGCTGTAACTGTAGCATATTTATCATTTGAGAAACCACTGTCTGAAGAGGCTATACTCATTATAGTTCCAAACTCTAAATTTGGATAAGTTATAACGCCTTGCTGGTTTACATCAAACATATTAGCTGTTCCATCTGAGTTTTTTGTAGGGTTTGCTACATTACAAGTGAAAGCTGGTTCTGGAACTGTAGGCTCAGCATAGCTTAAATAAAAGGGGCTTCTTACGTTTATTTTTGTACTCATTTCTTATTAAAATCTTTAGTTGTAAATTCTATAAAATTCTCTAGGTCTAAAGCAAAGTCTTCAGCTAGATTTTTTGGTAATTGTTTAAAAGCAGCTTCAAAAGGTTTTGTAAAAAACAGACTGGGTTTTATACCAGACATATAAATACTTCTGCTTATTATATAGCTCATAGTTTTAAAAGACATAAACTGACCAGCCTTTGGATTACTGACCTCATCACCTTTAGAGTTTCTAATCTTTTTAGGGTGTTGAAACTGAAACTTTTTTCTCTTAACAAATCCTAAAATACCATCTCCTATTTTTCCTTTGCTTTTACCAGACCCAAACTTATAAGGGCTGTTAGGTGCTTTTTGTACTCCATAATATTTAGCATACTTTGATAATGCATTAGGGTTTTTTCCTTTAACTCCTTTGTCATGGAATAAACCATAGTCATTCATTATAAAGTCTAAAGCAATACTGTTTTGATATACATGGTCTTTATACATTATACTTCTAGCTAACTTACTGCTGCCTTTTTTCTGTTTCTTTAATTCATTTAAACTTCCAAAGACAACTGCTTTAGCAAACTGATTTAAACCTTCTTTAAAATGTTTTAGCTTATCGTTATTCATTACGTTGCACTAGTCATTGGATTTAAAACTTGTACTGTAAATGTTACAGCCCAGCCAGCCATGTTATTCTCAAACCTTTCTGTAAAGGGTTCGCATGAAAAGCTACTGGTTAATTCGTACTCATCTCTATAGGCTGACTGTCTAGCCATAGCTGCCTGTATTCTAGCTGCTACTGAGAGGTGAGTATTTAATACGTCCATTTCATTATTATTCCCTCTTATATCACTTGAAGAGGTTTCTTTAGAATGGTCTATAATATCCATTAGAATAACAGATATGTTAAGCGTATTTAAGTTGGTCTGTAAATCAGCACCTGAAATACTAATATGACAAAGAGGGAATATTGTGGTTTTGTTAAGGTCTACTGCTGTTATATCGCCTTGAGTTACTGTGTTTACAAAAGGCTCTGCTAGAGCTATAGTCTTTAGGTCTTCAATTACTTTAAAATATGTATTCATAATGTTTTAACAAATATTGGTGTTAACGATTCTAGAGTGTCTACTTTAGCTTTGGCAAAATCCTCAAGCCATTCTAAAGCCTCATCAAAATCTAGGTTCTCATTAGACTTCATTATACAATCTATAGCTTTCCAAAAATCATATATAGCTATCTTAGGCTCAGAGGCAGATACTCCTATTAAAGCATCTTCAAAACCATCACTTAATACAATCTCTTCGTCATCGTCTAATAACATTCTCTCATATAAAGAGTCTATTAAATCTTGTTTATCTCCGTCTTGCATCTTTTATCTTTTTAGCTTCAAGCTCTGTTTTTTGTTTTACAAAACTTAAATAGGTTAAGCACTGACTCATCGGTAGTCTTTCTACAGCTTCGAACTTTGTAATATCGCCTCCACCTGAGAGGGTGTAGAAACTTCCGAACCAGCCATACTGTTCATTAAACGCTCCCTCTGCTGAGGTGTCAAATCCTTCATTGTTCGAGCCGAATAACTGAGGATATGATTCGTTAGTTCTTTTCTTAAATTCCACAAAAAAAAAATAGCACCCAGTGCAATATCTAGTGGCATCTCTCTCATGTCTTCAATACTGTCTGAATTATATTTTACTATTGTGTATTTATCACTAAACTTCATATCTATTTCTCTGTATAATATTCCTAGAGCCTTATCCATGCTGTCCCAGTCTTTCATTAGCATATCTAGATCAACAAACTCACCAAAGGAGAGGTCTTCTATTCTAGGAATAAACCCAAGCTCTTTGCCTTTATAATGAAACCTTGTTTTAAGTTTAGGTTTTTGTTGAAGCATATCAGACAGTATTGTGCTTATTTTCTTTACTGCTGTGTATTTGTATTGGTCTACTTCTTTAAGGTCTATGCCACAAAATATCTCTATCATTTTCTTTTGCAGAAAGTCCTCCTCTTGTTCCTTCTCAACTAATTTTGCAAACTTTTGATATTGCCCTAGTGTTATTTCGGACATATCATTAGGTACTTCTATTTTCTTTATTGCCATAACTTAAAATGTTATATTATTAAAACGCTTTGTGTTTATATATTCGGTCTACTATTTTACATTAAATGATACTCTCCAGCATTTGGATTCTTTAATTGATAGCTTATAGCATATCTTAAAGCATCTATTGCATGGTTATATTTGTCTATTGGTGTCTTTGACTTCTTTTCAAGCCAACTGTAATTGTTTAATTCTTTAACTAGGGGAGTGCTATCCTCTTCGTCTATGATTAAGTCATAATCTTGTAGTAAAGAGATTCCATAAGTAATACTCCCTTGACCTTTTATTGTTGGTATTATATTAGATGAGGCTTTTAACTCATGTATTAATCTAGGTTCTGCTGAGTCTGCTACAATTAGAGAGTCTGCTGCATGTTTTTTATACAGTCCTCTAAGATCAGAAGTAGTTAAAGCTGGTAAATAGAAACAGAGTTTAACGTAGATTATTTTCTTGTCTTTATCTATTGAGGTTTTAACTAAAGTATTTTCGTCTGAGGCAAATCCAAAATCTGCACCAAAGACTGACTTAGATACTTCTTTAAACTTACCTAGTTTCCAGTTAGTGAATATAACACCCTCTGCTTTCTCTAACCAGTTACCTTGTATTACAGCGTCATATCTTTGAGGTCTTCTTTTTTTCATATCCTCAATCTGACTTATATAGCTTTCAGAGAGGTTTTGTTTATTATCTAAATAGGTAGTGTGTATGTAAGTGGTATCTCCTTTGGTTAAGTTGCTTCCAGCTTGTACTGCTTTGTCTTCATAAAACCTACGATATATAAAATGCTCTTTAGTACTAGGATTAAGTAAAAGGATTACTCTGTTTTGTTTATCTTTTTGTCTTACTGATAAGTCTATTTTATCAAATGAGTCTTCGTCTATCTCTTCTGCCTCCTCCATACACCAAGTAGTTACACCTTGTAAAGATTTAAGGTTTGCTGTTTGGTCTCCTGATGAGGTTTTAATACCTCTAAAGATTATCTTACTACCAGTTACTTTGTTGACTATCTCATCTCTGGTAATATGATACATGCTACCTATGTTTAATATTTCTATTTTTTCTTTAAACTCTGGTATGATTGAAACACTTGCTGCTCTTAAAGTGTATCTAGTGTATAGGATTACATGACCTACTTCTAGTGTTAAGGCTAATAAGTAAACTCCAGTGAAGTATGATTTACCAGAGCCTCGACCTCCAGTTAGAATAGTGTATCTACTATCATTCCAGAAGGCTTGATATTTACTATTAAAGTTCAATCCTCATCTTTAAAGTTAAAGAGCTTTCTTAGGTCTATAGAAGGCACGTCTCCGTTTATATCTACTATCTCTTTATTCTTACCTAAAAACCTCTCCATGACCTTCTCTTGGGCTGTAGTGTTACCTTTACGAGCCTCTCTAATTTGAGCTATTGCTATTTGTTGAAATTGGTTTAACTTTTCTGCTTTTCCTGTAATTGGATTCATAACCTCATTCTCTAACATTAATAAATCCATATATAACCTCTTTAAGTTTGGTGAGCCTTTTGGTCTACCTTTAGGGTTTCCAGATTGTCCTTTTTTAAACTGGTGCTTTTTAATATCTTCTTTGCTCATTTTATGCTGTATTTGTGCTGTATTTCTTTTTTTTAATAAAGTCTGTCTCTAGTTCTAATTTTGCTATATGAAAGCTCATCATGCTTTCAGCATACTCAATATGCTTTGGGTTTTTTGACCTCTCTAGAACATCTATATAATATTTAATCATTGCTTCTATTTCGAATTTATCCATATCTATTCTTTATAAACTGTTAAACATATATCGAAGAGTAATAAGTAAGCTACATAGTCAGTACAATTCTCTTGCTCATAGATTCTAAAGCCTAAGAGTACACCTATATATAATCCTATTTTTAATTCCCAACTACCTCCCACAATACTCGCATTTTAATTGTTCTTCTTTTTTTTCTTTATTTAAGTCTAGGCTTTCGTTTTCAAAAACATGCTTAGGTAAATCAAAACCCCAGTCGTTTAAGTCTTCCATATTCCACTGATTAGCTAGCGTGTCCATGTCCCATTCACCAGAAGAAGTATTATCTTTTATTACAAACTCTTTTTGTTTGTCTTCTGACCAGTCTACTACTTCTATTTCATATTCTTTATAACCTAACTCTCTTAGAGCTGCTAGTCTTTGATTGCCTCCAATAACTTCCAGATCACTATTACAAACAAGAGGTCTAGCTTCTAGCATCTCTGGAAAATCCTTTAGAGACTTTAATAGCTTTTTATACTTAACATCTTTTATTATTCTAGGATTGCCAGCATACCTTTTTAACTTATATAGTTTCTCTACTCTTCTCATTTGATTAGGTATTTTTCGTATTCTGTTCTTAGATTTTCTATTAAAGATTTTAAGCATGAGGAGCAGTTAGTAGGTTTGTCTTTTTTATCAAAGACTCTATTACTTATTTCTAGCAGCATGTTTCTCTCTTGTTCGTTCTTTAGATTTTTACCATTGTAGTTGTCAAAAAAGTACTCCAGATAATCAAAGTCAGACTCTGACAAACTACCTTCATAGGTCCAGAGTTTGTTAAGAGCTTTTTTTCTAGTATTGCACCCACAATCTTTTCCAGTAACTTCAGAGATTTTATCAACTACTTTTTTAATGCCAGTAGCTTTTGTTATTTTCTCTATCGTATCTCCAAGCCCTTTACTTTTCATAATATTGTTTTCTTAACTTTTCATTAATCTTCACCTTACATCTTTTAACAGTTCTATATATTGTTGAGATAGATAGTTTTGTGTTTTTACTCATCTCTGTAGAATGAGTTTTAAATTCATATCTATAAAGATTGAAGAGCTTTTTATCAAACCAGTAGAAGGTGTCTACATAGTCATCTATCTTTTGTTCAATACTTTTAACACTTTCTAGCTCTGACTCTTTAGCCTGTTCTATTAAGCGTTGCTTTTCTCTTTTAGTTAAACTGCTATAATCAAACCTTGTATATTTATTCTCTCTTCTGAGGTTGTCTATAAACAAGTTTTTGACTATTGTATATATATTAAACGATTTGGGGTTAAAGTATCGGTCTATGAATTTGTTAATTTCGCCCGTATCCTCATCTTTTTTTTCTAGTTCTTCATGGATTTTTAGAAACATATCCTGAGTTATATCCTCGTGATACATTCCCTTTTCGTTAGCAAAGTATTTAGATTCTATTCCTTTAACAATCTCTTTTATTTTATTGTATTTACTAGCTATATAATACATTGCGTCTTTTCGAGTCATCTTAAAATATTAATGGTAATAGCATCTGAAGTTTATTAAGAGCTTTATACTTCTCAATAATCTCAATTAAAAAGAACCTATCAAACTTGTAGCCTATTTGTTTAGTTAACTCTATATTAAAAGTTAGTTTGTCAAATCTTTCTACTCCTATTTTTTCTATTAGATTATTTCTATAGTTTAAAAGGTCACCAGATTTGTAATAATTGCAGGAAACGCATTGCCCATGCACGTTATCCTCATTAAACCTTACTGAAGAATGTTTACCAGCAGAATAGAAATGACCAGCCTGGAGGGTTGTATATTTACCACAAGATATACAAGGCTTGTCTTTATCTCTATTTCTTATAAACTTATTGAAATGAGTAGTAGCTATTGCTTTAAGTTGCAATAGTGTTTTCTGTTTTAATGTTTTATTTGTCGCCATAACTGAGTATGGCTAAGTGGTAATGTAAAGCTATAAAGTTATATGCTTACAAGTCAAGAAATATGTTTTAACAAAGGAGTGTATTTATTAACAAAAAAACCCCCTCTGGTTAAATCTAAATTATATAACAATGAATTAAAAAAAGTGAGGGGGTCTTCTTAACAAACAATATGAAAAACATTTATTGACCCTTTAAGGTGAGTCAGCCCTATGCTGTTTAATTGCTTCAGGAAAATATTTAATAAAAGATTTTTTTGGTTTATTTTTTAACTTTCTATCATATTTAATAGCAGCTTCATCATAAATAGTAGTTAAGTATTCAAGTTGGTCATTTTCCTTATTGTAGTTAGCAACAAAATTATCTGTACACATAATTTCTATAATTTCTTCATTTAAGTCATCGTAATCATGATTCATAATCTTTATAGCTC